CTGACGTGCGCGCGTACGTAGCTTTTCTAACTCATCGCCACCTTTTTTCTCCGTTTGCTTTTGTTCCAGCTGTTTTTGTAAGCCGATAGCTTCATCAATTAGGTTAATGGTTTGCTCTACCGCACGACCGTCCGGATCGTAGTTTGCCGGCGCATTTTTAACGTCAACCAACGGCACCGGCGCATCTAATGCGTGATCTTCGGTAGACGCGGTCAGTTCAGTTGCACTAAATTCCACTTGGTTCGGGCGAGATGTACGACCGACAATGGTTTTCGGCACGGTAAAACCTTCGCCTAAATCATGTTTCAGGTATTTAAATTCCTGTTTTGCTACGTCAGAACGTGGTAAAACTTGATCTGCAATCATGCGGCGGTTGCGATATGCAATTGCAATAGCAGTTAATACTGGATTGACTGGGAAATTTGCTTTACTCATTTTTTGTCCTTTTCAATATGTGAAAATTAGTTACAGTTTTGCTTAAATTTTAATAGGCAGGTTAGTCAGCAGACATAAAGCCAGGAACGATAAGCAAAGAGCCCAAATCGTCTTCTTCGCCATCTTCTTCTGCGACACCAATGTAAGCTTGTTTTGAGGTGGCTTTTATAGCGCGCCCTTGTGCATCTGTTGTTAAAAACTCACCGCGTTTTACCGTGCCGCCATAAATGACTGGGTATAAACCAGAACGCACCACATCAACATGCTCGCCTGGCGCTTTCGGCACACGAGTAGAAACACCAATAAGTTTATCTGTCGCTGCTGTTGCTTGTTTCACCGCGTCTTTTTCTTCACCGAAAGCCACAATGCGATAACCTTCGATTTTGCCTTCAGTAATGTAAGCAACGGTTAATTCAGGGGTTTGGGTCATTTTTTCGCTCCTTGCATAATATGATTGACGGCATCGGTCATTGAGATTTCAACGCCTGCTTTCATTTGCTGTGCTTGATACGCAGATGCCGCTTTCGCGATAGAGGCACCGTCGGCAAAATCTATTGCGTTTTTATCTTTTTCCTCCTCTTCCGCCGATTTTTCGGCAAAATCGACCGGTTTAGCGTTAAGTACATCTTTGAGCACATCAATAGAAGATTTAGAGACGGTTTGTGTGCCGTCAGAAAATGACACTGGCGCGTTGCCCAGCTGCACCATTACTTCAATTAATCCTGCTTTATGCGCTGGCAATAATTTGCCCGCTTTTACAAGGCTGTCGGCAAAATCGGTGGCTTCTTTTTTCTGTTTTTCCGCTTCCGCTTTAGCTTTTTCCTGTTCGGCGGCTTTTACTTTGTCTTCGCGTTCGGCAATGGCAGCTTCACGGGCAGCAAAGTCGGCTTCTTTTTTCGCCATTTCGTCCGCTGCCAGTTTTGCGGCGGCGGCTTTAATCGTGGCTTGTTGTTCTGCTTCTGTCATGGTTTTCTCCTGTGGTTTGGGGTTAGCAGAGTCGGATTCGTCAAAAGCAAAGTCGGCAAACGCATTGTCGCCACCTTGGCTTTGCGCAAAATTCACGTCTGCCAAGCCTTTCACGGCGGGCGGTACGGCGCCCAAAAAGCCGACATGACGTAAATAATAATGACCGGGTTTCGGATTGCCGGGCGTTTCCGGCAGAAAAATGGATGCGCTGCGCTTTTTATAGCGCCCAGCATTCACCGCCTCGGCAAAGGCTGCGTCAACTTGTCCCACATGGGCGTAAAGTATGTCGTCCTCCACGCTGGTCTGTTTTACCCAGCCGTAAGCCGGGGCAGTGAGATTTGGATGACCGATAACAATCGGTGATTCGGCTAATTGAGGGTCGTAACTGTTGGCAATATCATTGAGCATGTCCGCCGTAAAGGAGATATCACGCCCGTCCATCGCCGTATGGGTACCTAATTTCATAATAGGCATTTTGGTTAATGTCATGTTGAAATGTTGCTCCGGTTAATTCAATGGAGCCAGTATGACAGGAGAGAAAGAAAATGTATTTTGGACGCGTCTAGAATGTGTTGAGTGAAAAAATGGATAAAGTGCGGTGGGGAAGCATCATATTTTGTGCATTTTAGGCGTTTATAAACGTTTATAAACGCCCTAAAGCAAATTTAAGCTACAATGTATCGAAAAACAGATAAAAATGCCAAAATGCACCTTTTACGTATTAAATTCGTTTTTCAGGTGTTTGCGAGCAATGTCGATTAACCTTTGTTCGTCATCTGTCGATAAACCAAGCCATGGTCGAGCAGGAATGGTGACGCTTTTAACCGGTCGTCCCTGCACATTTAACGCCTTAGTATTTTTAGTGGTAATAGTGCCGCCGAATTGATGGATAGCTGCATAAGGGCGATCGGAGCCAAACACCACACCGGTATCGCTTGCCTGATAGCGCAACGTACCGCTTAAATGCCCGTCAAGGGTTAAAATTTTATCGGCATTTTTCTTTTTACTTTCACGATACCAGTCTTTCAGCGGTTGCCACGGCGTACCATTCGGCGCTTTCCGAGCAGTAAAGCGAGCGAAGTGGATTGCCAATAATTCTTCGCCCATCTCGGCAAACATCAGCTTCGGGCGGCTCAAGCGCTCTACAGCTTTGTCGATTAGGCGACTCAGTTGTGATATATCCAATTCAATATTGACTGCGGTCATATTTTGTCCTATATTGATTTTAACGCATCGGGTGGGCAGTCTCCGCCAGGACCTCAAATCCCACACCCGGCGAGACTCATCTGTGGCGGCGGGTGAGTTTTTTAGTCTTCGTCGTCACGGTAGTACAACATTACCCCGGTGCGTACTTGTTCTAAATACTCATCTTTATCCGGCGCAAATATCGTCACACCTTCCCAACCATCACGCCCGACATCAAACACCGCCAATGCTGGCACATTATGCTTTCCATCGGCAAGCTCAAAGCGAGCGATATAGCGACGACGCACAATGACTTTATCAATATTGAGCCAATGTTCGGTACGCGCCCAAATTTCATCAGGCGATTTCAGCGCCATAGCCAAAATCTTCAGATATGCTTCGCGCCCGCGTTTTTTCAGTTTTGAATGACCGCTACGTGAAGTAAACAAGGCGTCGCTGATTACCAGGCTTTCACCTAGTACATCCTTAAATATCACCGGCTTTTCCTCGGTTGCGCCGAATTCGGATAGAAATGCGTTGATATAAAAACTATCCTCTTTGCCCTCCGGTAATAATAAACTTGACGCCACTTTACGTGGTGCTGGCATTGGAATAGGCGTATCTTTGCGGTGTGGATAAAACGCCACTCGGCGCGGTTGCCCACCATCGTCTAACGGTGGTGGAGTTTGACTAGTTAAGCGTGATGCGCCGGGAATATGCTCAAAGCCGGGGTCAATACCTTTTGGCACTTTAACAATACGTGGATTTAAGCCGCGCACGCCGACAATGCGATCCTGCCACTCAATTTTCGGCGCTTTATCCACTTTAAACCCATTACGATCCATGTATGCCTGGCTGCGCCCGATAACGGTGCACTGACAACCCCAAGCGTTGACTGGAAAGTGAGTTTGCCACCACGGATCATCATTGCGCAAAATCAAACCGTCCCAGTGCAAGTGTTCAATGCGTGGGTGGCTGACCGCATCGCTGTGGACATACTCCCAATAGGGCATGGTTTCTTTTAACTCTTGCAGTTGCGCATAACGCCCTGCCTGATAGCTTGAGCGCAAATTCGTTTCGTAAATGACTCGGCTACGCCAATTACGTCCACCGTTATATTGCCAACCATGTTTTGCTACAATTTTGTCGAAGTCCTTACGAAAATCTTCCAGGGTTTTACCATTTTCAATAAAGTCTTGAATAGATTTGGCAAAATCTTCAATAATTTCACGGCGATTCGCCCCGGCAACAACAGCTGCATAATCATGTTCCGCATTATAAATATCCGTCCATGTGGCGGTAGGCGTCGGGATTTTGCGCTTGTAAAACTCAATCTGCTCGTTAAATGGCACACTGCCATACACCACTTTATTCATTGCCAGCCTCGCTTACGACCGATTCGCGCCCGCTTAAATGCGCCGCATTCAGCGCAAGTGCCATGGCGGCGGTGTATTGCTCAAGACTCATATCTGGCATCACGGTCAAAAGCTCGTCACGCAGCTGCTCTAAAGATTCCGCGCGCTCGGCTAACGCCCGCACTTGGCTCATCCAGTTATCAATCACCGGTGCAAGATTGTTGTCGAGCTGACCAACCATGTAATCTGGGGTATCTTTTTCCACTTCACCTGCAAAGTCCGCCGTTTTCTTACCCATCTTATTTGGGGTCGGACCATCATTATTCGGCACTTCCGCTTTTTCCCAGTCTCCACCGTAAGATGCCTGGATTTGACCCAAGGTCGGACGATAACCAGTGGTTTCAAAAATGACTTTGTCGCGGTTGGCTTTTTGCGTTAAATCCTCCACCTCATCAAATACCCTAAATACACGTGGCGGGCGGGCGTTGGCAAAATTCATTTGGGTGAGCCAGGCAACCGGACCACGGTTAAAGGATTCACAGATGACATCAGAGTCCGCTTTGATAATGGACTCCAACACTTTTTCTTGTAATTCATCATTACCTAATCTGCCTGGCGTACCGCCGGATGATGACGTTTGACCCAATACTACACGCTGGATCCCTTCGTTCATGGTATCAAACAGTTCTTTATAAGAGCCGTTACCGCTACGCCCTTCGCTTAAAAGCTCAATAGGCATATCTGCAGGTATCACAATACCGCTATCAGATTGGATAGATTCTATAGCCTCTAACAAGCGCTTCTGGTCGGTCTCATTGGCATTTTTGCCGTAGCGCCCCAGTACGGTCGGCATGCCGAATTTTTCTAAGAAAATTAGCCAAAATTTAACGCCGTTACGTTTAAAAAAGCTTAACCAGTAAAGCCAGTGCGCAAGACCGATGCCATAGGGTTCATCGTCATGGTCGGCACCGGTGCAGAAACACCAGAAATACGGTGCTGGGCATTCAATCCCCTCGGTTTGATTGGTGCGGGTGAGCAGGCGCAGTTCGCCTTTCGGGGTAAAGCGAAAACGACGGCGATTACGCACTTTGATATCGGCGACATATTTACCGTCGGCGTTGACGCGGTACACCAGCTCTGCCACGGCGTAGCCGTAAAAAATACCGTAGTGCATCAGTTTGGTAATGCGGTCAAAGCCGATTTCGGCGACCCAATCTCGGATAAAATCCGCCGCTTGAATATCCTGTGGTTCATCGCTTGCTGGCTCTACCGTCCATTCGCGAGCAATTAATGCATCTTGACGTTGAGTAAAGGTGCGCTTGACTTCTTCATCACTCAATACATTCTCATACAAACTCAAATCACCGTTACCACGCCCGCGTAGCACGCCGTCTTCCGGTTGCGCCAATGCACCGACATAACCTTTGGTAATATCCTGCCCATCACCGGTTGTGGCGATTTCACGGTTGGTTTCCGGTTTTTTACTTTTGCTTTTAAACCAGTCTTTAAACCCCATCATTAAAATCCTCTAAAATTATTATATCCGCGTACTGTACCGAAGCCGCGTGTGGAAAAGGATGTACTTGTCCCGAATAAATCCGCCGTAGCACGACGCGCACCAGCTTTAAAATCAATCTCAAAACCCTCATCGGCACGGTAAGCGTAATAGAGTAGCAGCTTGGCTATGCCTGCGTCGCCGTGGCGTTGCGTACCGTTATTGCCTTGCGTTCGTTTATCCGGAATTCGCGGCACACCTTTAACCACCTGAAATGCCCGTAAATCATCTAGCATATCGGCGTGATGTGGGATGCCGTGAAAGGTACCGTCCTCGAGTGCGGCTTTAAACGGCGGCGCATGTTGGGCGTACCATGACTCGCTTAACATCACTGATTCGACTACTTGCCCGTAGCGGTCAAATGCCGCCTCAGACAAGAACTGACCGTTACCGCGTCCGTCGTTTGCCGCTTTAGAAAAGCGTGGCAGGCGGTCGCCGATGTAGTAGTAAACTTGTTCTTGTTGCTTGAATGGGATTTTTGACATCTCAACAACAAGAACCTCTCTCAGTGTTAAATCTGATTGCTCTTGCCCCACACAGATGACTGATAAGTCACCGTTACGTGCAAAGTCCTCACCGATATAACTACGCTGTCCCTGTGGTAAGGCTTGCAATACGGGTAGTAGGTTTTCTTCGCACCATGCTTCGATTTCGGTATAGCGCACAGGCTCATCGATTAAGCTAAACTCATCATTCTTAGTTAAGCGGATAAGTGGCGTCTCTTTGCTCATCCGGCTTTCGATAAGTGCACGAGTAAGCCATGCACCGCCAGAGTTACGAGGAATACAATCTAATTCTTCTGCGGCTGCATCTCCGTAAGAAGCACGTATTTCAGCCACCCACTCATCTTGTGCTTG